TCACGAACGCCGGGAAAATCGGGCACAACATCGGCACAGGCACCGGCTCCACGTATGAAGTGAACTGGGGCACGCCGACGCTCACGACCGGCCGCTGGTATCACGTCGCGGCCACGTACCTCGGATCGACGCGGGCCTGGAAACTCCGCGTCTGGGATGATACGTCGAGCTCGGTAGTCGGCAACGACAGCGGGACCAAGACGGGCACGCTTGCGGTGACGACGGCGTCGTGGGTCATCGGCGCAGCGCAGGAAGGGGCGTCGTCCCATTTCGACGGTCTGATCGACGACGTGGTAGTCTTCAATCGCGTGCTGACAAACGACGAGATCGACGAGATCCGCGGGCAGACATTCAGCTCCTCCTCCTCGTCGTCGGAATCGTCGTCCTCGTCAAGCGAGTCCAGTTCCAGCAGCAGCAGTTCCTCGTCCTCGGAATCGTCAAGCAGCAGTTCGTCGTCCTCGAGCGAGTCCAGCTCCAGCAGCAGTTCGTCGTCCTCGAGCGAGTCCAGCTCCAGCAGCAGCTCGTCTTCGTCCCAATCGTCCAGCAGCAGCTCCTCGTCTTCGAGCGAGTCCAGCTCGAGCAGCAGCTCGTCCTCGTCCGAGTCATCGAGCAGCAGTTCGTCGTCGTCGAGCGAGTCCAGCTCGAGCAGCAGCTCGTCTTCATCCCAGTCGTCGAGCAGCAGTTCCTCGTCATCGAGCGAGTCCAGCTCGAGCAGCAGTTCGTCCTCGTCCCAATCGTCCAGCAGCAGCTCCTCGTCATCGAGCGAGTCCAGCTCGAGCAGCAGTTCGTCCTCGTCCCAATCGTCCAGCAGCAGCTCCTCGTCCTCGAGCCAGTCCAGTTCCAGCAGCAGCTCGTCATCATCCCAATCATCGAGCAGCAGCTCCTCGTCCTCGAGCCAGTCCAGTTCCAGCGGCAGCTCGTCTTCGTCCCAATCGTCCAGCAGCAGCTCCTCGTCCTCGAGCCAGTCCAGTTCCAGCGGCAGCTCGTCTTCGTCCCAATCATCGAGCAGCAGTTCCTCCTCATCGTCGGAGTCGTCCTCCCTTTCCAGCTCCTCCGAATCGAGTTCTTCGATGAGCAGCAGCTCTACGTCGTCCTCTTCTTCGAGCACGAGCTCCTCCTCTTCCTCAATCTCCTCATCTTATTCCTTCTCCTCGAGCTCGAGCAGCTCGGTTGCCCCGCTGGCCTGGCCGGCGCTGTCGAAGGGGTTCGAGCTGGAGGTGGGGGAGCTGGTCGACGACGCCGGCCAGGACGCCTCGGACTCGGGGGCGGGCGTCGTGAATGTCGCTTCCCGGTATCTGCGGCCGGTTCACCGGCTGAAGATCAGCTACCGCCTTCTGCCGCGGGCGGACCGTGTGACCCTGGAGCGATGGATCATCGAGCAGGCCTGCGGAGGCGTCAAATGCTTCGAGGTCACGGACCCGACGACGGCCTGGCTCTGGCGATGCCGATTCGATCCGGCGGGGACTCGGAAGTGGTCCACGAACGCCGACCACCCGGACAAACACGATTTCTCGGCGGACCTGATCGAGGACCCCGAGGACAAGTATCTTCCGGAGATCTACGCATGACGAATCACGAGTCACCAGTCACGAGCGACGGCGGCCTCCCGCGGGGAGACCGCAAATGAAAACGATTCCAGGTCTCCAACTGGCCGAGTCCGCGAAGCTCCAGAGCCCGTACATCTGGGTGGAACTGCTCGACTTCGCCCTGCCCTACGGCCGCCACTGGCGAATCGCCAACAACACAGAGCCCGTCACCTATCAGGGGAACGTCTACGAGGCCGCCAGTTTCACACCCGAGGTGATCGCCCTGAATAAGGACGCCGCCATGCCGGTCTTCTCGCTGACGCTGGCGGGGCTGGGGGGTCAGCTCGATCAGTGGCTCAATCGCGCCGGCGGCCTGGAGGGCTGCACGCTCACGGTCGCCGTCGTCAACACGATGGCCCTGGGGGCGGACTGGTCCGACTACACGACGGTCTACGATATCCGGGGCCACGGGGAGTCGGACGACAGTGTCGAGTTCACGATCGGCGGGCCCAACTGCTATCGGTTCGCGTTCCCGTTTCGGCGGTACATGCCGACGCTCTGCGAGGTCCGATTCAAGGGCCCGCACTGCGGGTATGCAGGCGTGGAGTCCTCCTGCCAATACACGCTCGCCGATTGCCGCAGGCTGGGGAACGCGGCTCGGTTCGGCGCCTCGCCCGGTGTGAGGGCCAATACGCTCAAGGTGGTGTCATGAGTCAGCAAGGCAGACAGTTCGGGTTGTATGTGGGAATGCTGGCCCTGGCGGTGGCGGCGCCCTGGGCCGGCGGCGCACTCCTCGGCCTCCAGGGGCTGGCCCTGGCCGTCTTCGCCGGCGTCGCGACGATGGGCGGCGGCATGATCTTGTCGCGGGCCCTGGCGAGCAGCCAGCCGTCGGACGACGACAGTGGGGCCAGGGACGTCTACTCCTGGCATCCGACTACCCGGCAGCAGGCGTCGGGCGTGATCCCGAAGCATTACGGCCGCAACCGTCTTCACGGCAACGTGGTCGCCTGCTATACGGAGGAGGTCTACGAGACATCCAAGCCGGGCAACTTCACGTTCTCCAACAAGCAACGTCTGAACGTCCTGATCGATCTGGGCGAGGGTCCCATCGAGGGCACCGTGGAGGCCGCCGCGATTGACAGTGTCCTGATCAATGGCCAGGCGGCGTCGGAGTTCCCGGACGTGGCGGTGGAATTCCGACGTGGTTTGCTCAACCAGACCGCCTGCTCCAAGTTTGCGGCGGAGCTGAAGATTCAATACCCGGTCAACATACCGGTGACGTGGGACGACGGTGCGATCATATACACCACGCCGGACGCCGACTTCGACGACCTGGAGATCGTCCTGTCCTATCCGAACGGGATGTATCAGATCGATAAGGAAACGGGCGAGGTCAAGAACATCACGAGCCCGGCCCAGGCGGCGAAGATTGAGATCTCGCCGCACGGCGAGGCAGCGTGGGTGCAGCTGGTCAAGTATTGGACGTGGGGGGGGTATCTGGAGACCATCTACGCCACGTTCCGGGCCAGCACCCTGTATAGCTCGTGGTTCGGCACCGCGGTCACAATCCAGAGGGGCAAGCAGTACGACATCCGGGTGACCAAGATGTGTGCCGACTACGCGGAGGGTTATCAATACGGCAAGAACGACCTGGCCCTCTATGCGATCAGGGAGATACTCTCTGTGGGGTTCACGTACCCCGGCCGGGCCCTCCTGCAGGTCTCGGCCCTGGCCACGGACAAGCTCAGCGGTTCGCTCGATGTCTCCGTCGAGGTCGACGGGGCCATCGTGAATACGGACATGACGGGCGGAACGACCCTGGAGTACTCGAACAATCCCGCGCATGTGCTCGCTGACATGGTGACCATGCCCGTGATCGCGGGGGACGGCGACGCCGTTCCCTACACCATTGTGGACACCATGGGCCCCGTCGCCCGCTCGGACCTGATCCTGCCCCTCTTCGCCGCCGAGGAGAGCACGGCGGATGCGCTCGTCGGCGACGGCGAGGGCGGCACGGAGAAGCGGCTGACGTTCGACGGGATCTTCGACGGGGAGAGCACCGTCGGCGACGCCTCGCAGGAGGTCCTGGCCGTCTCCCGGTGCCTGTGGAAGTGGGAGGGCCGCCGTCTGGGCCTGACGCTCGACATCGCCCGGTCGCCGGTGATGGTCCTGTCGGACGGCAATTGCCGTCGCGGCCGGCTGACGCAAAAGTTGATTCCGACGACGGAGCGGGCGACCGAGGTCGAGGTGCAGTACCGCGACAAAGCCCTCGACTACGCCAAGACGCCGATGCTCGTGCGGAATCCGCGGATGGCGGGCCGTCACCGCGTGACGCTCCAGCTCAACGGGGTGACGAAGCAGTCGCGGGCGGCTCGCCTGATGAATTTCGAGCTGCTTCGCAACGAGGTGGTCGTTCGCGAGCTCTCCCAGACGTCGCAGATCGATGCGGGGATTCTGGAGATCGGCGACGTGGTGTATTCCCAGCGTCCTCGCCGGTCCTGGGGCGGCCGGCTCGCCTGGGTCAGCGGCCGGCGGGTCCGGATCGATAGGAAGGTCCGCCGCTCCAAGGCGGACCGGATCATCGTCCAGGTGTACGACGTGGCTACGGGTGGCTGGATCATCGAGAGTCACGCCTGCAAATGGGTCGAGGGCCGTCTCATCGAGATCAGGGACGACTGGTCCGACACGGCGCCGAAGGTGGGGGATGTGTACCTCTTCGGTCCGGACGACATTTCGACGGACACGTTCGAGGTGGTGGGCATCCGCCGGGCGGGCGACCACGAGTACACGTTGACCCTGACGACCTACGCCGCGGTGCTCTATGCCGCAGACGACACGCCGCCGGTGATCGTGACGGACGTGGGGCTCTCGCCGGCCCGCAGTTCGTCGCTCAGCGTGATCGCCTCGCCGACCCGCGCCCAGATCGCCCAGATCAATCCGCTGAACGCCTGGTCGAGCAGCAGTTCCTCCTCTTCGTCTTCGTCGAGTTCGTCGAGCAGCAGTTCCAGCTCCTCGACCTCTTCGTCCAGCTCTTCCTCCTCGATCTCCTCCTCGTCGGTGTCGTCGTCGAGCAGTTCGAGTTCCGGAGCGTGAATTCGCCACAGAGCCACAGAGATCACAGAGAAAACAGAAGGAGAAAGAATAGTGGACCCGCTTGTGCATGGCAAATCGCAAATCATCGATTATCAGGACATCCTCGCCCGCGGCAACCGCCGCATGACGGAGCACGACCTGAAGCTGCTCGTAGGAACCTGCGAGGCGGTGCACGCCGAGACGGTGGTCGAGATCGGCAGCAAGGACGGCTGCTCCACGCTGGCCCTCGGCTCCTGGCTGGGCCCGCGGGGGGGCAGGCTCTTCTGCGTGGAGCCGGTCCCCACCGGCCGTTGGCAGCAGAACGTCCGGGAGTACGGCATCGAGGGCTGCATCATTGCCATCCGCGCGTTCAGTCCCTGGATTCCGCCGGACCAGGTTCCCTGCCCGATCGATGTGCTCTTGATCGATGGGGACCATCGGACCAGCCGCGCCGTCGCGGATTACATCTTCTGGGGCCGGTTCGTCCGCAAGGGGGGCAGAATCGCCTTCCACGACATCGACGGCGGCAAGGGTGTCGCCGCGGACATCCGCAAGGCGGTCGAGATCTGTGAGCGGGACGACAATCTGAGCAGTCCCCAGGGTCCGGACTGGCTCATCAAGGAGGTGGCCCGCACGCCCCCGGCACACGATCGCGGCCTGATCGTCTTCGAGAAGGGCTCGCCCGCCTGGCCGCTGACCGAGGGGGGTGTCGCGTGAGTCCCGTCCGTCCCCTCAGTCCCATCCTCTACGAGCGGACCAGACGGGTCCGCGACCGGACGGTCCGATGCTACCTGACGCTGGCCTGCACGAGGGCCTGTGGATTTTGCAGTGCCGGCGTCCCGGGTGTGCCGGCCGTCCGCAAGGAGATCTGTCTGCCGGCCGGGGACTGGGCGGCGGGGATCAACGCCCGGCGTCGGGCGTGCATCCTGGCCGGCGGCGAGCCGCTGCTCTATCCGGGCCTGGCCGAGCTGCTCCGTCGGATCGACGGGTCGATCCCTATCGAGATCTACACGAACCTCGAGGGGGATGTCTCCCCGTTGCTGGCGGCCCCGGCCCGCTACAGGGTCCTGGCCTCCCTGCATAAGGACGTTGTGGATCTCGGCGATCCCTGGTTCGATTCGCTGGCCGCCGTGGTGCACGCCGGCCACAGCGTCCGCTGCCACGTCGTCAAGGCCGGCAACTGGCGTCACCGGGTGGACCTCTTGAATCAGGTCGGCGTCAAGACCACCTGCTGCGGCGATCAGCGGTCCGGGGTCAAGTCACGCGGTCGGATCGGGCGGGAAGTCCGGTGTGTGAACACGATCTACCTGTTCGGTCCGGACGGTTTCCGCTATCCCTGCGTCACGCTGCTCGGCAGGGGCGAGCGGCCGATGGAGCACATCGCCGCGCCGGACGGCCCGGACGGCATCGAGATCCGATGTGATCTCTTCGGCTCCTGCGTGGGCTGTGACAACAATATCGAGGGGCGAGCCGAAGCGGTGGAAGTGGAATGTGGGATGGTTGATGGTTGATGGTGTATGGAGGCGGGCGGGGCCCGCAGGACAGGTGAAATCCGAAATCAAAAATCAAAAATCAACAATCCTCCCGGCCTGGTTCGGCGAGTTCGGCTGGGAGGTGATGAGCTGGTCCCCGTGGTGTCGCGCCCGGGCGAGGGAATGCGGCGGTGCCATCATTACCAGTTTCGGTGCCAGCCGGGCGTTGTACGAGGATTTCGCCACGCGGTTCCGCGACCATGGGGGCCGAGACCGGTCGCTGGAATATCCGAAGGACATGAGGATGTACCGATCGGACGGGCCTGGTTTCGAGCATCGGCGGTTCGGGAACCCGGACAACGCCGAGCCGTTCGACGTCCTGATCCACGCCCGGGGGATCGCACGCAAGGCCTCGATCAACTATCGCGCTTGGGATCTTCTCTGTGGTCTCTGTGCCCTCTGTGGCTACAAGGTGGCGTCCATCGGCACGCGGGTCGATGGGCACATCCCCGGCACGAGGGATCTGCGGCAGATTGCCCTGGACCGGCTGATGGACGTCATGGCCGCGGCCGGCGTCTGCGTCGGCTGCTCCAGCGGCGTGATGCACCTGGCGGCGGCCTGCGGATGCGACCTGGTGGTCTGGGGCGACACGAAGACCCGCTACGGCCAGACGCTCGAGCGGCGGTATAAGGAGACCTGGAATCCCCAGCATGTGGCGGTCGAGTGGCTCGATGCAGACGACTGGCAGCCGGCGGCTGCCAGGATCATGCAGGCCATCGAGAAGAGATTGAACGAGTGAAACCACGAAGGGCACGAAGAAATAAGTGCTCTTCCTTCGTGTCACTTCGTGGTCTTCGTGGTGGAAAAGAAATGGAGAAACGGCAATGCACTATTTTGACACGATCGACGTGACAGGACCGCTGCGCGTCCTGCTCCGCAACACGCAGGCGCTCCTCGGGGATCGAATGGCCTTTACGCCACTGGTCCGAGACCTCAAGCACACCTATCCCCGATGGCAGATCTTCGTGGTCGCCGGCGACGCTGCGGTCTGGGCGAACAATCCGCACATCGCCGGCCTGGTCCTTCCGGGCGATCCGGAGCCGGACAAGATCGACCTTGCGGTAGACGTCGGCCCCTATCGCGCCACCCAGGGCAGCAAGAACAATGGCGTCCACTTCATGCGGGCCTTTGAGTACGGCTTTACCCGGGTCACCGGGTTGCCCGTTGCGACGGGGCCCTGCAAGGCGGACCTGCACCTCTCGGAGGAGGAGCTGGCATACCGCCCCGTCGCGGGTTGCTACTGGGTCTTAAACGCGGACACGAACAATATGGGCGCGAAGCGTTGGCCTGTCGATCGCTGGCGGGCCCTGATCCGGTCGATGCCCCAGATCCGGTTCGTCCAGGTGGGCCGGTCGGAGCATTGTCTCGCGGATCTCGGCGATGAGCCGAACGTCACGAGCTTAGTGGGTCGCACGGACGTCCGGCAGCTCTTCGCCCTGGCCTCGCACGCCCAGGGCTGTGTGTCTCTGGTCTCCAGTCTGATGCACGTCGCCGCGGCCTTCGACAAACCCTGTGTCGTTTTGGCCGGCGGCCGGGAGCCCCACACGTTCGAGCAGTACCCGTCTCACTACTACATCAGCCGCGTCGGCATGCTCCCCTGCGCGAAGGACTTGGCATGCTGGAAGAATTCGATCACGGCCTGCAAGGACCAGGTCCAGACGCCGGCGGGTCCCGTCGCCCGGTGCATGACGACGATCTCCGTCGCGGACGTCCGCCGGGGGATCGAGCTGTACTACGAGGGCGGCCGGTTGGCCGAGGGGGGGAAGAGGGACTTTATTGACCGAATTGACCCCATTGCCAACGAGGTCAACAGGGTCAATCCGGTCCCATTTTCCTCGTCCCCGCCGCTCCTACGCATCGTCACGAACGGAAAGTGCTTCGGCGGCGCGGAGCGGTCCTGCGCCCGGATCGCCGGGATGTTCCGCGAGCGGAACTGGCAGGTCGAGATCGCGACGCGGCAGCCGATGTGCCCCGAGATGGCGGCGGCGTTCGACGCCGTGGCCGTCCGCACAGACAGGATTTCTGGGCCCTGCGACTGCCTGCTGTGGTACGCGAGCGACCAGGTGTATGACGCTCACTTGGCGGAGTTTGAGCCCCTGGCGAAGGCGGCAGGGGCCGCCAAACGCAAAGTAATGGCGATCACCTACAAACTGGGAAAAGTCCCGGACCTGCCCTGGTGCCGGGACTGGGACTCATACCTCTTCCTGTCCTCGGTGATGGCTGGGGCCTTCGTGGCCCATGCCACGTGCCCCGTGACCCGAACTGCGGTCCTCGCTCCCCCGGTCGACCTCGCCCCGTTCCTGGCCCTCCAGCCGACTTATGACGCCCCGATCCGCGTGGTCCGGCACAGCTCGCAGGGCGACAACAAGTGGCCGCCCTTGACGGGCCCGCTGGTGGAGAGCTGCCCAAACGCCCGCTTCGATTTCATGCCCGCGCCCTCCTGGCTGCCGGATCTGCCGAACTTGACCCGCCGGCCTCACGGTGAGATGGAGGTTCCGACCTTTCTCGCCTGCGGCAACCTGTTCCTCTACCTGCTGCCCGAGGGCTACACGGACCAGGGGCCCCGCGTTGTGGTGGAGGCGATGGCGGCGGGCCTGCCGGTCGTCTGCGGGCGGCGGGATGGCTGCGCCGATCGTGTCACGGAAGACACGGGCTGGTTCGTATCAGGCCACCAGGAGACGGTCGAACTGATCCGGACCGTCACGCCGGCCCTCCTGGCGGTCAAAGGCCGTGCGGCCCGCGAGCGGGCCAGGACGGAGTTCGACCCGTGGAACTGGTACACAGCGATCAGTGGTGAAAATCATCCATCATCCATCATCGATCATCAATGAACACAGTCGTTTCTCCGTTTCTCGGGGGCGGTCGGCCTTCCGGCCGCCCCCTCTGCGAAGAGAGCATTTTCGCGGGGTCGTGGCCCTACTCGCGCTCCAATCGCGTCTCGTCAGACCACGCCCGCCCCACAGATAAACGGGTCTAATCGCAATCGTCAACGGTCCAGGATCGGAGTACGACGTCGCGGATGATCTCGATCTCGCCGACGGTCATTTGGACCTCCGCCACGGTCCAGCGGAATTTCATCAGCGTTCCGTCGTCATCGTCCGTAACATCCTCACTCACGCGGTACAGCCTAATCGTGGCGGTCGGCAGGGCGGTCTTGATTGTCCTGAGGGCTGTATACTCATCAGCCCTCAGGTAGAGGATACTCGTATACAGACTGCCGGGTCCGCCGACGCCGCCGCTGGCGAGTATGGGCAGCGTGTAATCGGCCAGAGGGGCCAGAGCCTCCTGCTCGATCAGCGCCACGGCCTCGCGGGGGCTCATCAGTCCCTCGGACCATCGGTCCCGCTGCTCCTCCGTACCCAGCCGCTGGACAGCCTCGGTGAGCTGTGCATATTTTCGGGCCTTCACTGCCTTGGCTTGCTCCGCCTCCAGGGCCTTTTGCTCCTGGTAGGCGTCTTTTGCTCGCTCAGTGATCTCCTGATTGCGGCGATCTCGCTCGGCTATCGCGAGGGACCAGACATCCGGGTGTAGGTCCTGGAGTGCGTCGGACAGTTTTTGGGCGACCTCGTAGCCATCGAGATGATCTATTCCGCACTCATGTTGCCGCGCGGGGATCGCGGCAGGTTGCATAAACACCCCGACCCCGTCCCGCTCGAACGCCTCCCACTGTTCCTCAACGGAGGCGAGGTATGCGGTACGTTTGGCGTCAGCCTCCGCCGCGAGTGACTCGATATGTGCGTCGACCATCTCGGATGTCAGCCCCTCGACCTCGATATCAGCGGCCACTGCCCGCTGGCCGCTGCCGCTCCAGGCATGTATCCGTCCATTTTGGTAGACATCGATGGCGGACAGGTCATCCGGATAGCTCCCTCCCCACCACTCGATGATCCGGGTCCGCGTGCCCACGGCCAGACTGGCGGGATCGATTTTCGCCACGACGCATTCCGGGACATTTCGTCCGGTGGCGATGGTCTGGGCCTTACAGTACGACTCGCTGCGTTTGATTTTGACGTTCATGATGGGTTCCTTTCCGCCCCCGGTCGGGGGCCTGTCGTATGCGGCATGTGCCGGTCCGCTCGGACCAGTCGCCATGCCCGCCGAGATACTACTCATCTGCCGCTGCCGCTGGCCAGGACGCGAGCCACGGATCCGCGGCGGGCGATCAGATTGCGAGCCTCCTCGCGGGGCAGTTGTCGCCGGACCGTGGCCCGTACATGCCGCACGATCTCGGCGGCAGTCGCACCGTGATCGAGGTAGGCGGCCACGGCGCGGGAAAATGCTGCGATGCTCCGGGTGCCCCGGCTGCTATTGCATCGATGGCAGCAGGTGCCGAGATTTCCGTGGTGGTTTTTGCCGCCGCGACTGACGGGTGTGATGTGATCGAGGGTGAGTGTGGCGCCATCCTCTACGGTCGCCCCGCAGTAGATGCAGGCGAGTCCATCGCGGAGGTAAATTGCCAGGCGGGTGGTCTGCCGGACCCAGTTCATTCCGGTCCAGCGGTCGTTTCGCAGGGTACTCATTTTTTCATCCTTCCGGCGGTCGCCGGTAAAAGGCCCTTGTCAGGGCACCATCATTGTGCTCACTATATTACAGACTCCCATGCCCCCCGAAAAATCATGGGAATCCGGAATTTCGCAGAAAAATCAGCCGAACAGTCGGCCGATGGCCGCCAGGGCGAATCCGCCGACCGCCCATTTCGCCGCGATCGCCGCGAGCGATCCGATGCGGACCATCCAGAGGCAGGCGGCGGATTTTCGGACGGGCGCAGGCGCCGGGGCCGGGGTCGTCGTGGTCGGGGTCATGGCTCAGACCCTCCCCAGGACGTGTTCGGTGATCCGGCCGGCGAGGTAGTCGCTGACCTGCCAGGCGGTGTAGACGGCG